AGAATATTATGGTCAAAGTAAAGATGATGTTGAAGCTGCACATTTAAAAAACAGAAAAAGGCATAAAGTATAATGGCAATCTTACGAGGCGGTAGAAGAATAGGAAATTTTGATATCAGACTTGGCTTGCCAAGAGATAAGTCATTGGTTGATGTAGCAGGAGACCCTAGACTACAAAGACAACCTGGTGGTTCTGGTGTTTTACAGAGATTTCAGGCACAGATAAATCAAGGTGAAGGTATGGCAAGACCAAATAGGTTTTTGGTCATAATTAATCCACCAGCTAGAGCAAAACTTTCAAATGCAGAACTTTTAGCAAGTGAGTTTGGTGGTGGTAACGCAGGTACTAATAATGATTTAGAAAGTCTTGTTACAAGAGAAAATATACAAATGATGTGTAACAAAATTACCATGCCTAGTAGAGATGTTAATACACAACCAGTTAGAACTTATGGACCTAAAAGAGAAATGCCTTATGCATACTCATTTAGTGGTGAAGTAGAAGCGACATTTTTTGGTGATAAGTTTTTAAGACAGAGATTATTTTGGGAAAATTGGCAAAAAAAGATTTTTAATAATGAAACTCACGACATGAAATATTATGATGAATATGTCGGTTCAATAGACATACTTCAATTAGGCCAGTTTGACGCAAAAGGTGATGATGACGCTAGAGTTACATATGCAGTAAGATTGTTTGAAGTGTACCCACAAACAATTAGTCCTATTGAATATGCATATGGTAATAATAATGCAATTGTAGAGGTACCAGTTACATTAAATTTTAGAACTTGGAAAAATTTAACTATAGATGAAGTAAACAAAGCAACTATAGGTGACGCAGTTGGTAATAAACCAACTATAAAAGCAAGTACAGATTTTGGATTGTTTGGTGGTATATTAAGCAAACTGCCTCCTGAAATTAGAAGAGCGGGCAGAGATGTATTACAAACAACTAGAAGAAGTCTACCGATAGGTAGAGTAACAGGTGGTAGATTATTTCCACCTTTTGGTTAATAACAAGGAGATAATATTATGGCATTGCCAGTATTGGAAACGAATACTTTTGAATTGACATTACCTTCAAGTGATGTAAAAGTAAAGTTTAGACCATTTCTTGTAAAAGAAGAAAAAATCTTATTACAAGCAATGGAATCGCAAGAACAAAAACAAATAGTGGGTGCATTACAAAATATAGTTAATGTATGTACATTTGGACAATTAAATGTAGATGAGTTACCAACATTTGATTTAGAATATGTATTTTTACAAATAAGAGCTAAATCAGTTGGTGAGATAGCAAATCTAAAAATTCTATGTCCTGACACTAAAAAAGACTATGCAGAGGTTGAAGTAGATTTATCTACTGTAGATGTACATGTAGATGATGAACATACAAACAAAATTATGGTAGATGAAGCGAGAAAAATACAAGTGTTGATGAAATATCCAACATTAGCTTCAGTTGACCCTACAAAAGATTATAGTAAAGGTGACACAAAAGCACTTTTTAATGTTATCGCAGAGGGTATCTATCAAATCATTGAGGGTGAACAAGTACATCAAGCAAAAGATTATTCAAGAGAAGAACTTGACAAATTTATTGAAAGTTTAGATAGTAAATCATTTAAAAAAATACAAAAATTTTATGAAACTATGCCTAAATTAATGCATGAGATTGAAGTTGAAAACCCTAAAACGAAGGTAAAAAGTAAGATTACATTATCGGGTCTTTCTGATTTTTTCGGATAGCCCTATCACATGACACGCTTGAAAACCATTATCAAGTGAATTTTGCGTTAATGCAACATCATAAATATTCATTAACCGAATTAAATGATATGGTACCGTGGGAAAGGGAGATATATGTAAACTTGTTGATTGCATATATCAAGGAAGAAAAAGAAAAAAGAGAACGAGAGAAGAGGTAAAATGGCTGAACAAACTAAAAAAGTCAACTTAGAATTAGAGATTGACACAAATACAGTTGATAGTAGCAAGAACAAATACCAACCATTGATTGACATGGCAAGAGCTGTTGACGCATGGAGAATATTTCCAAGATTATTTTTAACAGTTTACATTATACTATTATACAAATGTGTAATATGGTATATGAACTTGGCTGCTCCGACTATGGAACAAAGTGGGTTAATCAGTATCGTTGTTGGTGCTGGCGCTGCCTGGTTTGGTTTATACACAGGAACAAGTAAGAAAAGTAAATAAAAATGGCTGAAGAAGACAAACAAATAGGTACAGCTCTAGCAGTTGTAGAAGAACAACAAAAAGTTGTTGGTAGTGCATTAGTAGCTGCCTCTGGTACTGCTGTGCTAGCAGAGTCTACTGATAGTCAAATGCAAATATTGGAACAAATTAGAGATATACAAGTTAAAACATTGAGAGGTATTGGTGAGGTTGCTAAAGGTATTAAAGACATGCTTTCTCTTGACCAATTACAAGATAGACGAGCAAGAGAAGACGCAACTGAATTAGCTAAAGAAAAACAAATGCCTCAACCACCAGGTCCTGCTGGCGAAGGCGATGTATCTGAACAAGAAGCTGATAAAAAAGCAGGTGGTATATTTGCATTTTTAGGTGGTTTACCAGGTGCCGGTCTATTTAAAAAAATGTTTGCGCCTATTATGGCATTCTTTGGTAAGGGTGGATTACTTGTTAAACTGTTTGGTAAGTTTGGACCTCTTGGTGCATTAATATTAGGTTTCACATTAGTTTACAAATATTCAGATGAGATAGCAAAGGCATTAGCTCCAGCATTAGATGGTATCAAGAAATTAATACCAAAGTTAAAACCTGTTACTGATTTCTTATTGATGGTTGGCGATTTCTTAATTAAAAATATTTTAGAAGGTCTTGGTAGTGTAATGAAATATGTAATTGACGCAGTAACAAGAGTTGTTGATGGATTTAAAATGTTATTTGATGGTGATATATTAGGTGGTTTAAGTGAAATATTTGGTGGTGTATTTGATTTTGTACTTGCAATACCAAAAGCCATATTAGAAACGGTAACTAATATTTTATCACCATTGGCGACAGCAGTAGGTGAATTCTTTACAAATTTATATAATGATATTGTAACTTATGTTACAGATGTTATAACTAGTATTGGTGATTGGTTTATTTCATTAAAAAATAATATTGTACAATTTTTTGTTGACGCATATAATAATGCTAAAACACAAATTACAAATGATATCAATGGCATGCTTAGTTTTGTTGGCGATATATTTAATACAGTTTACAATGCAATTGCAGACGCCGTTACAGCAGTAAAAGATTTTGTAGTAGGTATACCTGATAGAATTTTAAGTTTTGTATCAAGCATGTTTGACCCTATTATAAACTTTTTCTCTGGCATAGGCACTACAATTAAAAATGCAATCAATGGGATTATTGATAGTTTACCTTTACCTGATTTTGTCAAAAATAAAATTAAATTTGATACAGAACCTACACAAGCTGAAATGGATGCAGGCACCGAAGAATTAAAAGATGGTGGTGAACCAAAAGGTGGAAAAAGTATAGTAAAACAGATACAAGACAATGCTGACAAAATTCAGGCATATGCTCAAGAAAGAGGTTTACCTTTTGATTTAAAATCTACAATGTTGATGAATAGAGATAAAGAACCAGGTTCTCAACCTACAATTATGTTTGGTAATTCTAATTATAGTGATATGATACCATTGTCTAAACTAGATGAACTTACCGAAAAAATTAAATCTGGTGAAAGTATGACAGCGAGTCAACAATTGCAAGAAGAACGAGGCACACCTAAAATTACAATGAAAGATATAAAACCTGTAGGAGAAATTTCTGGTGCAGGTACAAATATTACTAATAATACTTACAATACTAATAACAGCTCAGTTGCAAGTCAAACAGATGTTCACTCAGGCAAACTTGACACAGGCATTGACCCATATTTTGAGAAACAAGCATTTGCTACTTAATACTGACCAAGGTCCTTTTCGGTAATAATTTTAAATTGCATACCATTATCTTCACAATAAGCTTTAGCTGCATTCCACTTGGCTTGGTTTTTAATATACTCAAATGATTCACGCATATACGATTTTGTTTTCTTTTTTGGTGCTTTGGGTTTTACTGCTTGGCGGGAGGGTTTTATCTCAATCATGTACTTATCATTATTCACCGTCTTTACAACAAAGTCAGGAAAATATCTATGATATTTTTTGTCTAGCGGGTTATAATATCTAACAGGTAATTCTTCACTTGCCCAAAATTGTATATCTTCATTCAAGTCACAATAACGCATGAATCGTCTTTCTAATAGTGACCTATAGACAATTTGTTTGGTATTACCTATGTATTTCTTGGGATTGGTTGGTCTGTATAAACCTTTATAACTCTTTCTCATTTATCACCTATAATCTATATAAATATTACTAACTAAGGATTATTTATACATGGCATTTAGTAAACTAAGAAACTCACTATCAAACCTATCAACACCATTTTTGGCAAATGCGTTAAACAATTTTACACAAATGAATGGTGCTAAAGACGCAGGTAAGGTAGCCGCTCAATTAAGAAAAAAAGGTCCTTTTGATATTGAAGAGGCACCATCACAAAAGTTAATTGAAAATCCATTATCATTTAGTCCTGTACAATATCCTTTAGATTTGAATGATAACGGTCAAGGGCACTATATGTTATTTGAATCTGGATTTGTAGGTTATAGTCCACAGACGAGTGGATTATTAGATAAAGCTGGTAGACAAAAAAGAGATAGAGTTACATCTAAATTAAGTGACAAATCTATCACAACAGCTGCTATTGCAATTTATATGCCTAATAGTATTAAGGCAAGTTATTCACAAAGTTATGAGGGTGATACTTCAGGTATTGCAGGTGATTTAGAAGCAGTCAAAGGTAGTATAGAAAAATTAAATAATGCTGGCGGTCCTCCAGGTTCTAGTATGTCGTCTGAACAAATTAAAG